TTGTGTATAAAGATAAAGGTGTCCAGATCGTCGAGGACGTTAAAGGCATCAAGACAGACGTTTTCAAGATTAAATATCGCCTTATGAAGCAGGTTCATGATATAGACGTGGTGCTTATATGATTCGGGTAACGGTACGAGACTACATCAAGGCTTATCCTACTGAATTGAAGGCCGAGCAATTGCAGCCACAACCATTGAAGACATGCAAAGGAAAATGCAAATGGCAAGGAAAGTTCAGCATATTTGAGAATGGGCGATGCCCTAACTGTGGGAGTACGAAATGACTGACGAACAACTAATTAACGCTTACGGCATATTCATTGTAATTATCGCATCTTTGGCTATGTGGGGAAGCGGGATAATGTACTGGTTAACCTTGAGGAGCTAATCATGAACAACGAAGACAAAAGCGAAACACGTTACATCTGGATCATGACATTCATCATGATCATCGGCATATTCATCCTGGCGTGCTTCTCTGGTTCGGCACATGCAGCTTGCTTCACAGTAAGGGGGCAAGTTAAGTGCACTCCTGAGCCTAACGACGTGCGCAATGATTACAACAGTCTAAAACTTTATACACCACAAGGCCAGTACCGTGGCAATGTAAACTCTAATCAGCTAGATCCAAATTCAATTTCCAATCCCCTCGGAAAGTATGGAAGCAATCTTTCTCCGTATAGTGTCAATAACCAGTTTGCCCAACCTTCCTACATCGGAGAATAAAATGGTTTCATTGCTAATCACGATCCTAGTAGTAGCGCTCATATTCGGCCTCATCTGGTGGGCGATATCTTTACTTCCAATCCCCGCTCCATTCAGCACTATCATCCAAGTCGTATTAATCCTAATCCTTGTTATCTACCTTATCGGCCTGTTACCTGGCAATCATGGGTTGAGGTGGTAGATGGAAGCAAAAATAGCGTATTACATGGTGATATGGCAATCTATCAAGCGCAGGGGAGGTGGGGTTGCTGGATATGGCCGTCAGTCTGTTGGATTCCAGTCAAGCGGGCATAACTCCACAGATGATCTTGCAGACGAGGCCGATCACGTAGCGTTTAAAGCCGTTGACAGGATCGTAGATGATTTGCCTACTGAGCAATCTAGTGCCGTTAAGCACAAATGGCTGGAAGAAAGATTCACTGGGCGCAACCTATCGGAATCGCTTGAATCTGCGTATAGAAAGATTTACACAGAGCTTCGAAAACTTTCTTGGGTTTTGTAATCATTAGGTATTGACACGTAAGATTATTCTGACATATCATTGTTTCGCGGTTGGACTTCGCGTCCCCGAAACTTACACAAAGTGCTCCCCGGCACATCCCTAGACCGCTCCATAGGCGGTCTTTTTTTGTTCACGGAGCGCATATGTCATGGATAGTTATCTTTGCGTGGAAGATGAGCTTCTTGATCATCTTAGCCATGGTGTCCCTGTCATTGGCTACGTGGGCATTAAAAGACAAGCCGAGTTGGTTAAGAAAGCCGCTAGTGATCGTGGGCTATCCGTTATCGAATATGCCGCGAATGTTTTTATCCTTGTGCAATCGAACGATATTCACTAGACAATATTGGAACGAATATAAGACTAACTTCCTCATAGCATGGAGAGGTCATACATGAAAGTACAGATGGAAGACAAGATTTCAATGCCAGACTCCGTAAAGGCTGGTGCTGATAAAGGCCGCGCAACACAGTCACATGCGGCCGGTAAGATGAGTTCCGGCAAGAAAGCCGCTATTCATGCCCAAGCAAACCGTGTTATCGGTCACACATTTCACTCAATTAAGGAATCAAAATGAAGATTACAGACATGTCACCTAACGGTGCAGCAAGCTCAAAACGTATTTCCGTAACAGATACACCTCCTACACAAGGTTTTTCTAACGTGAGCCAATCAGAAGACTTGTCCACCAACATGAATGCCCCAGAGCTTCATAAACGTGACTGGCGTACTGACCAACTGATCGAAATGGCTGGCGATGACGGTTATCGTACTGCTAACGAAGCGCCACGTATGACAAAAATGAAGGGCTAATCCTTTGTGTTCATTACTCGCCGAAGAAGGAGCTTTATATCAGGGGGGTCTGCCCCTGTTGCTAATCCAGTAGAGGCCCCCACAATAACAGGAAGCCCGACATTATTATATTCCTGGGATTTTGCTGATAACAGTAAGATATCGAAGACTGGTGTATTGATAGACTCCATTGCAGGTTCCGATGGGACACTAATGGCTTTAGGAAATACCGGAACAAATCGTCCAGCATTAACGGTTACCTCGGAGAATTTCCAGGCAGCTTCATTTAGTTCAGCAACGCAGCAATTTTTATTTTCGAATGGTTTAACGCAAGCGCCAGGCTGGTCATTTTGTGTAATCGTAAAGATGACAAACGTTTCCGGTACACAGAGGATACTAGAAAAAAGCGCTGGTGCAAGCGCAGTTAGTTTTGACCGCGATATGCTGCTTCTAGTGCCTACAGTTTTCAGGTCGCAGAAATGCAATGCCGCTAGCTCGTCTTTTGCTAACTCTACGACAGCAAATGCTAATCTTCACTGTATAACAGGGGTTAGTAAGCAGGCAGCTGCGGGTACAGTTATCTCGCTAGATGGCATCACGCCCGCAACAGGTGGCGCAACGGCTGACTCTGTAGTAAATCAGGATTACTTCCTGATAGGAGCATCGAGAGCATCAAATGCTTTCACAGCATATGCCAACATGTCTATGTGCAGAGTTCTGGTTTATTCAACAGAGTTAAGTAATGCGCAGTTAGAGGAAATAGCTGTTTGGGCAAACACTAATTATGGTACGCCTAATCTCGCTTAAAAAAGGATAATAATGGGACTTCGATCGGTAGCAGACACATCAAACATAATCCAAGGCAATTACACGCCTTCGACTATGCCAGACCCTACTGTCAATGCCCGTAAGCTTGCCTATGATGTAACATACAATTGTTTTATGATGTCAGACGGAACCCAGTGGAGAAAGCCAAGTTACGATGTTTGGACTGATTATTCTGGAGTAACAAATGCCAGTGGTGATTACACAGTCACTTACGCGACACCTAAATCAGTTGTTCCATTCGTTGCACCAGTATTAAGCCCTAATCTTGATTCTTCATTACTGTTCAGGTTGGCAAGTTCTACAGTTAATGGGTTTACGGTTAAATGCGAACAAAGAGCATCACTAACTGTACTGGGCATTAATCTATTAAGCTTTGCAGTAACTAACGTAAACAATCAGCCAATCAAGGTTGTTGTAAAGGACTTGTCATGAGTACAGAAGTATTACCACTAACGCTAGAGAACTCACACGGATTCCTGGCAGTTACACCGGCAGCAGCAAGTGCATATTTACCTGGCGGTTCACAAGACCAGCTACGAGTGTATAACGTTGGCCCTAACATCGTATCGGTTACAGTGAGTAATGGAGCCATGACAGCACAATCAACCCCTGCAATCGGCACCGCTGTCGTTTATCCTGCTCCGCCTAATGGCGTAGGGACTATCATAGCTGTAGGAGCCACTGAAGTGTTCACTGTTAAAGCTTGTGATACAATCAATGCTATCGCACCAGCAGCAGGATCTGCGACTATTTATTTTGGACGTGGTAAAGGTAACTAACATGGGCTACATGATCGGCAAAGGAATATACGATGATAACGGTTGTTATGACCCAATAGCATCCGCTTATTCTAGATGGGGAATGTCATATAAACCTTATGCTCTATTAGAGCGCGTTAGTTTTGCCAAAGAACATCCTGACCAAGTAAATATAAACAACACAACGATACGCCGCATTGCATCAGAAATAATAGCAAGCTAATGGACATATTCACTCAATACTATCCGCAACCTGTAGACATATCTCAATATGACTATGAAGCAGACAAGGACAATATTGACCAGATCGCCAAAGACAACGGATACACATTTGTAGGTTACACAGATAAACGCGCAGTATTCAGCACTAAACCTAATTAACGTCAACTACCCGAAAGGACTGACAAATGGAAGCAATTCAACACGCAGGACAAACAATTGGTTATATCCGATCAGGAGTAATCAATACAAAAGAGATGTCTGATAAACATCAGAAGCCAATCGGTGCAACCTGGTACGAATATATCAGGAGTGCTTCATGAAGACATTAGAACTATACGCAATGAAACCATCAGAAACTTACCACATGGCTTATGCCAATGAAGAGTTCCTGGTGCTGATCACATCTGAGCGTGTAGTAAGAATACCTCTGGTGCCTGAACTGCAAGTATTAGATAAGACGGTGTAATTGTGGAGAACATTCAAGACAAATTTCCATTATATCCAAGGTTTCGATACTTTGAGGCTGCAAGGCAAGTCAATGTAGAAATGCGCAGAGCGTTATATGAGAAAGCTTCTAGATTAGACCCTATGATTAGCCGCACGATGTCCCCAGGACAGGCAGCGCTAGACTATTATGTATCGCCTGAAGACTTATCTGCTTATCAAGAATCACTAGAGCTAAAGTAATGGCTAGGCCTACTGATTACACAGATGAACTTGCTATAGAAATATGTGCAAAGATAGCTGAAGGCAAAGCTCTTACTACTATCTGTAAGGAAGAAGACAAGCCAAGCACTGTTACTGTTTACTCGTGGTTAAAGAACGACACAGAGTTTCTTAACATGTACACGCGTGCGAGAGAAGACCAAGCCGATACATTGTTCGATGAAATACTCACAATCGCAGATGATGGCTCAAATGACACTTATCTTGATGCTGATGGCAATCCTCGTGTAGATCATGACAATGTACAGCGCTCACGTTTAAGAGTTGAAGCTCGTAAATGGGGTGCAGCTAAACTGAAGCCTAAGAAATACGGTGACAAGCTAGACCTTGGCGTAACTGGCACATTGAACTATGAGTTATTGCTTAAAGAGTTAAAGTGAATAAAGAAGAACTGCTTGTTACTATGCAAGCATTGAAAGACAGCTATCCAGACTTCGCTGCTAAATGCTTAAAGATACGCACCAAATCAGGCTCAGTTGAGCCATTGATACTAAACAAGGCTCAGTTATACCTTCACAAGAAAGCAGAAGAACAACGAGCCGCAACTGGCAAGGTTCGCATAATAGGGTTAAAGGGCAGGCAACAAGGCTTCTCGACTTACGTTGAGGGCAGGGCTTACCACAAGACTAGCTGGAACAGAGGCATTCGGGCTTTCATCCTCACTCACGAGGAAGAGGCTACTAAGAACCTGTTCGAGATGGCAAATAGATACCACGAGAACAATAATCCTCTAGTAAAACCACACACAGGCGCAGCTAATGCCAATGAATTGAAATTCGACTTACTGGAGAGCGACTACAAGGTCGGAACAGCACGAACCAAGGGTACAGGTCGAGGCGGAACGATTCAGTTCTTCCACGGTTCCGAAGTAGCATTCTGGCCTAATGCTGAAGAACATGCTGCTGGTGTGATGCAGTCGATACCTGATATGCCAGGCACAGAGGTTTTCTTAGAATCTACTGCTAACGGAATAGGAAATTACTTCCACTCGATGTGGCAGGATGCAGAAGCTGGTATCAGTGATTACTTACCTGTATTCGTGCCTTGGTATTGGCAGGATGAATATAAGAGAGATTCCAGAGACTTTAAGTGTACGGCTGAAGAAGCTGCATACAGAGACTTTTACCAGTTAACTAACGACCAGATGGCATGGCGCAGAGCCAAGATAATCGAGCTAAAGTCAGATACGTTATTTAAGCAAGAATACCCAGCGACTGCGACAGAGGCATTTCAAGTTACCGGAATAGAATCATTGATCAAGTCAGAGTTCATACTAAGAGCCAGAAAGTCGTACGAAGACCCAAGCGGGCCATTGATAGTTGGTGTTGACCCTGCTGGTGAGGGTAAAGACAGAACAGCCATTGCCTATAGGCGTAACCGAAAGTGTACAAAGATAGACACGTTCCAAGGCAAGTCACCGATGGAAGTGGTGGCGATATGCTCCAAGATACTTAAATTATCCAATCCTGCTGCCATGTTCATAGACGTTGGTGAGCGTGGCGTAGGGATTGTCGATAGATTACGAGAGTTAGGCTGGACGAATGTCATGGGCGTTAACTTCGGCTCACGCGCCAATAACCCAGAGATATACAACAATAGACGCATAGAGATGTGGTGCCTGATGAGGGACTGGCTGGAAGAAGGACGAGTGCAGATACCAGATGAAGACTCGTTACATGCTGACCTTTCAGGGCCGTCCTATAAAACCGATAGTAACAACAGAACAATACTTGAGAAGAAGGAAGATATGAAGAAACGCGGCATTCGTTCACCTGACATGGGAGACGCTCTGGCTTTGACATTTGCTGCTCCGGTATCGGATGCACTTAAACCGCTGCCACAGTACGAACCTGAATACTTCGGACTGTAATGGACAATATACCGTTAACAGGGCTATCTGCTACGCTGCAGGAGCAGTTTACAGACTGGCTTGAGCGTAGAAAACCCCAAGAGGATGTGATGTTGCGTTGTTATGAAGACAACATGCGTATTAGTCGTGAGGATGACACTCGCGGAACTGGAATAAGCAAGGCCCAGAAGTCACGTGTATTCATCGGCTCCTCTCGCTCCAAGATACGTTCAGCACGAGCCAAGATAAAAGATGTGATGTTCGGCACAGGACAATTGCCATTCGACACCACTCCAACATCGGAAGACTTGAAAGAGTTCGCCGATACGATGGAAGACATACTGAAATGGCAACTGGAAGAAGCTAAGTTCAGGGAAACAACTGAATCACTGACAGACTCGATATGTGTATACGGTACAGGTTTCAACTTCGGCCCATTCGTCAAGAAGAAGACATACACCGCTGTCCAGCCTAGTGCGAATGGTGGAATAGAACAGATCACCTTTGACTACGCTTGCCCTTACTTTGAGAACGCACAGACTATGGATTGTTATCCTGACCCTGAAGCCGAAACACTGGAAGAAGGACGAGGAATATTCTGGGCATCACGCAAAGACCCGTACTTCGTATCGCAGTTAAAAGGCCAGGAAGGATATAACGACGAGGCCATAAGGCGTGCATTGACCGAGAAAGTCACCAACAACACCAGTGAAGGCTCTGACAGGACGCAGGAAGTACGCCAGAACCTCTACAGATACACCAAGGAAGGGCGAATCTGGTTCATCCGTTACTTTGGCCTTGTTCCTGTAAAACAATTCAACCAATGGCGCACAGATGGCGGTGGTGAAGTAGTCCCAGAAGATGAATACGACATGATAGAGGCTATTGTCATTATGGCTGGTGGTCATGTGATCAAAGCAGAGAAGAACGAATATAAGGATGATCGCCGCCCGGCATACAGAACGCTCTATGAGAAAGTAGAGCATGAGATGTGGGGCGTTGGGATTGCGGAGAACAACGAACCGCATCAACGTGTGACTAATGCAGCGTTCAGGTTGTTCATTGAAGGCAAAGCGTTTAGTCAATTGAATATGTTCTCGGCTGACCGTAGCAAGTTCGAAGTATCAGAAGACTTCAAATTGTTCCCTGGTAAGCGCTTCCAGACTCGTCCTGGACTTACAGCAGACGAACGTAAGGATGCAATGACATGGCATATCGTTCCCGATGTGACCAATGGATGGGAAAAAGTCATTGAACTGTCCGAAGGCTTCTCTGATGACGACACAGGTATTACTAAGTACACCCAAGGTAACGATAGCCAGAACCTGAATAAAACTGCCACTGGCATCAGCATGATCATGAATGCCTCTTCGCTTCCATTGAAAGAGGTAATAGGACATCTTGATCAGACCACGGAAGCAGAGATTGAAGCCTTGATCGATTGGGACATGGACTTCCTTGAGCCTGAGACTGTATCGATGGTACTCGGTAAAGAGAAGGGTGACATGTGGGCCAAGATAAAGGCTTATGGTAAAGCTAACTTCATGGACTGGTTCGCCACTGGCTCCCAGACGTTCATGGCAAAAGAGGTCTTGGCTAATAAGTTAAATGGATTCCTGCAACTGGTTCAGGGTAATGAACAGATGATGCAGATGACAGACGTTCGCGAGTTATTAGAACAGGTATGGGATGTTATGCAGGTAGGTAAAGAGTCCCCTATCTACTCAGAAGAAGACTTGCAGAATAAACAGAATAACCCAATCGCGCAAAAAGCTGAGCAGATGATTCAGCAGGTTCAATCTGAAGCGCAACAAAAGATAGATGATTTAACCAAGAAGCTGGATGCCGCCATTGCAAAATCTCGTGATAACACCGCCAAAATTCAATTAGAGCAAGAAAAGTCCGATGACGAACGTCACAGGACAGCGGTTGAGTTATTGCAGGGAGCTTCTGACCATTACATCGATTTAGAGCAGAAGATTGCTAATGTGGATAAAACACAGGCTGAAGTCGTTAAATTACTTAAAGAAGCTGCCATCGTGCCTACACCTGAAATGGTCGCACAAGCCGCAGAAGTAGAGGAAAAAGATGAATCAGGAACAGGAGAAGAGGCTAGCGGAAGTGATGATGTTGCAATCAGTCCTGAGCAATTGGGAGGTGATAGTGCAGGAGTTGCAGAGGAAGCGCCAGTCCCTTTTATTGAGCCTGGTATCTAGCAATGACGACGAGGTAAGGGGAAAGATTAAGCAACTTGATGAGTTGATCAGGTTGCCGGAAGATTTACAAAGTGAAGCAGTTAATTTAAAACAGCAGTTTTAGCAGTAAGGATTACCGTAGCAATACGGCCCATAGGAGAAGACGATGAGTGAAGTAACAGCAATGAGTCAAAGTGAATACGATGCAGAATATGCAAAGGAAATGGAACGTCTTGAGGCGGGTGGTTCACCCATTACCCCAGAGGAAGAAGTTGTTCAAGAAGAACAGCAGGAGCCAGACGAACTTGAGGCATTAAGGGAACAGTTAGCCAAGAATGAAAAAGCACTAAAGGACACGCAGCGATGGGCGCATAAGAACTCAACCGAGTTAGCCGCCTTGAAGCGCGAACGTGAAGAGGAGCAACGCGCTCAATCACGTCCTGCCATACTTGACGACAATCCTGGCCTTGAAGAAGCCATTAAGCATGTAGCAACTCCGGTATACCAGCAGGAGCCAGACAAGAATGCCCAACTGATCGGCACGCTTGAAAAGGCGCTCCCTGAACTGGACAAATTACTGGATGAAGAAGAGTTCAAAACCATCTTCTTCGAGTTGCGCAAAGATTCAATAGATGCATGGCTGGATGACCCACTATCGGCAATCCGCGACATCAACACTCTACAAACGAAATACCAGAGCGACAAAGCTGTTTCCAATGCACAGAAAGACTTTGAAGCCAAGAAGAAGAAACTAGGCTCCATGTCTGTACCTGGAGGAAGTGGCGGCAAAGGAATGAGTACAGAGGTTGATGCTGCGCAAGCCATGCGAGAAATGTCCGATGCGGACTTTGCACGGTTGCGCAATAAAACGTTGGGCTATGCAACTTAAACTTTAATCAATTAGGAGTACAAGATGGCTATTAATACAATCGCTGGCGTTGCTGGCACCCCAGGGGTGATTCAACCCGCCCTGCAAGTGTACTATGACCGTAATCTGCTGGATCGTGCAGTCCCTGCCGATATCCACGGACGTTTCGGCCAGGTACGTCCAATCGCAACACGTTCAGGCAATCAGATCAAGTTCCGCCGTTGGGAGTCTCTGACACCTGCAACACAACCTTTAGTTGAAGGCGTAACACCTTCCGGCTCTTCTATCACAACCACAGACGTTACAGCGACACTCGCTCAATACGGTGACTATGTAAATATCTCGGACATGGTGGATTTGACCAACCAAGACCCAGTATTGACTGAAGCAGGCATGGTATTGGGTGAGCAAGCTGGTACTACTATCGACCAGATTCGCCGTGATGTACTGGTAGCTGGTACCAACGTCATCTACACTAACGGTTCGGCTCGTAACACATTGAACACTGTAATCTCAAGTGTTGCTTTGCGTACTGCGATTCGTTTCCTTGGCCGCCAGAATGGCAAATACCTGCGTAACATTCTGCCAGCCGATAAGAACGTAGGCACACAAGCCATCCGTTCAAGCTATATCGGTCTTATCCATCCAGATACAGAAGCGCAACTGGAATCCATCCCAGGCTACCTTCCTGTAACTGAATACTCTGATGCTATGAAGGCAGAAGATGACGAGTGCGGTTCATACCGTAACATCCGTTTCTTCCGTTCAACAAATGCCAAGGTATTCATCAATGCAGGCGCTGCTATCGGTACAGACGGCATGATCACCACTGGCGGTACTAACAACGACGTATACGCAACACTGATCGTCGCTGCCAATGCTTACGGTGTAGTTCCTCTAGCTGGACAGGCATTACAGAACATCATCAAGCCTATCGGCTCTGCTGGTGCTGCTGACCCATTGAATCAACGTGCTACTAGTGGCTGGAAAGCAATCACTACAACACAGATTCTTAACAATAACTGGTTGATTAGAATTGAACATACCAATTTGATAGCTTTATCATAGACTTAGGATTAACTATATCTGGTTAGTGGTATAATATCCTCTGATTTAATTCGGAGGATATATGGCTACTTTCAAAGGTGAAGTTAAGAAGTGCGTTACTTGTAGTGTAATTTTTAAAGTTCCAGCTTGTAGAGCTAAGACAGCAATAGCATGCTCATACAAGTGCAAAGCGGCATGGATGCGAACTCAAGGAAAAAATACCATAACCTTGCATTGTTTAGGTTGCGGCAAAGAATTCAAAGAGTATGCAAGCCATGTCTCGAGAAGGAAGTATTGCTCTAGGAAATGCCACGGTATTTACCGAGTGCGAGGATTGTTCGGTGAGGATAATCCAGCATGGAAGGGTGGAGAAACAATCCACTCTGATGGCTATAAATACGTGAATGTAGGCGATCATCCATTTAAGACCGCAAACAATTACGTATTTGAACATCGGTTAGTGATGGAAGAATGGTTAAGAGAAAACAAGCCAGATTCTATATATCTCATATATGTTGACGGTAAGTTGTATTTAGACCCAGTTATCATTGTTCATCACAAAAACGAAAACAAACTAGACAATGATATTAGCAATCTTGAGTGCATGACGCAGAGCGAACACATGAAACTGCACCACAAAGAAGCGGAATTCCTGAGAAAACAAATTGCAACACTCCAGCGAAAACTGGATAACTTATGAAGGAACATTATTTATGGCTATTAATACCGCAGGACAAACAATCGCCCAGCCATTTCCCGATGGTATCGTTAAGTATGGCACTGGCTCAGTAACATTCGATGCTACTGCCATTACCGCAACTGACTATGTATTAATTACAGTGGGGTTCACTCCATTGAAAGTAATGTGGTCTAACGACACTGACCGAGTAATGATTGAGTGGAATAACGGCATGGCGCAAGATTCTTGCCTAAAAACCGCAGCAGCAGGTACACGCACTCTAGAAGTCACAGGCGGCAATCGTGGCATCATCGTACCTAACGCAGCAGCACCATTGACTAGTGCTAACTCTGGCACTATCCCGTTGCCTGGTCAATTCGCTGTATCCCAGAACGCGACACTAGGCGCTATCCTTGCCTCGAAGGTGTGCAGATGGCAAGCGTGGGGGTGATTTAAATTATGCCTAAAGGTCAATATGCAAGAGAGCCAATTGAAACTAGGTTCTTTAACTCGGTTGATAAAACCGATACTTGCTGGCTGTGGACTTCGGCTATAGATGGAACCGGTAGAGGCACCATTAAATACAATGGCAAATCTACTGGTGCTCATCGTGTTAGCTGGATTCTTCATAACGGTGAAATTCCATTAGGTTTGAGTGTTTGTCATGAATGCGACAATCCTGTATGCGTCAACCCAAAGCATTTGTTTTTGGGAACACATAAGGACAACATGCAGGACATGACAAGCAAAAACAGGCAAGCTAAAGGCGTGAAGCAAGGAAGCAGCAAGCTATCGCCGGAAGATGTTATATCCATAAGAAAAGATGTTCGTACTCAAGTGGAGATTGCGTCAAGCTATGGAATAGCACAAGTTCAGGTAAGTCGCATTAAACGACATGCAGTATGGGCACACTTATGAATCATTCACTAACTCAAGGAGATTAACATGCCACAAGCACAAGGCGAGGTTCTAAACCTCATCGCAGGGAAGCCAGACTTATACCGTGCATTTCAGTATGGAATGCCCGTTATCCGTCAATCAGTATCACAAGCCTTTACATCGGTAGGTGCAGCAACCACAGCAGAACAAACCGTGGTTGTGAATGGTGTAGAGGTAGGTGATTGGGTTTCTGTCACTAAACCAACATTGCAGGCTGGTCTGGGTGCTGTACAGGCGCGGGTAACTGCGAAGAATACAGTGGCGATTACGTTCGTGAACGCATCTGCTGGCGGTATCACACCGACGACAGAAGTGTATATCGTACTCCATGCTCGCATAGTATTTACCCCGTAACAAGCAGGGGCTTCGGCCCTTGTTCTTTCAACTATCCATAAAGGACTGAAAAATGAACTACGAAGAAGCATTAAAACTAGCAGACATAGGTTACTTGGTATCCTACGAAGGATTTGACGGTCACGTTACAGGCACAGGCTTGGACGGTGGCAAGCCAGAATATGTGCATAAGGTTGAAGTCGATGGCGATTATGAGCCATACAAGCCTAAAGCAGAAGACAAGAAAGCAGAGTGGTTCACAGTATGAAGACCCGTGACGATTTGGAAGAGTTAACCAAAGCTGAACTGGCTGAATACGCAGAAGTGCAGGGCGTTAAAGTCTTGGTTCTTGATACCAAAGGTACAATGATCGATAAAATCCTTGGTGAATACACAGAACCTGCTGAGAAGAAGGTAGCTAAACCTGCTGAGAAGGGCGCATTGCCTCCTGAACGTGGTTTGTACGACCTGCAAGGCAATAAGATCAACGAGCCGATGTACAACCTCACCATTTACTCCAGTGAGTCTGATAGCTCGGATGTAAGTCTGGTGGTCAATGGACATAACCTGCTGATTCAGCGTAATGTTGAAGTTCAGGTCATGAAGCCTTTTGTCGACATGCTGAAAGACGCAGTGATTTATACCAATGTGCAAGACCCTGACACTGGCATCATCTCTGCTCGCCAGATTCAAAAGTACCCGCACCAAGCTAGCCCTGTATGAGCTTAATCGTCAACCCAAGCGGCACTATCAACTGGTCATTAACCAGGGAACAGTTAGCGTATAAATCCCTGCAAAAGATTGGACGCTTGGGTGCTGGCGAAACCCCTGCTGCAGAAGATATGCAGATCGTCACCGATGCGCTGGAAGCTGTATTAAAGAACCTTCCGGTACATGGGTACAAGTGGCCCAAGACAATATCAGGTAGTTATGCGGCTAATTTCGCTATAGGCGTACAAACGGCGACACTGCCGGCCGACTTCTATAACCTGGTGTCATTGAGTTACATCGATGCCTCTGGCAATGAACAATTCCTCTTTCCTGCTACAACAATGGAATGGAACAGGATTGTCAATAAGACGAATTCAGGAACGAATACGACAGGTAGTCCGTTTACTGTCTATATCGATAACTTCAACGTTTTACACTTATGGCCGAAACAGCAACAAGCTACTGTTATCAACGTTTATTACCAGCAAGTGATGCTAGATACCGTACCTGGAACTAATATTGACCTTGATTCTCCGTGGATGCTGGCTATCCCTTACGGCGTAGGGGTAGAAGTGGCTTACGAATTCGATATCCCCGCACAGAAACTGGCCGGCATACAGGCTAAATGGGTATACGAACGTGACTTGTTGATTCAACATGAGGCGGCTAATTCTGTTAATCAAGTATCGGTAGATGACTAATGGCGCGTTTCCCCCTTTTCGGAACTGGTCTTAAAGGTAAATCAGCCAACGCTACTGCACAAAACAGGGTAAATCTCTATCTTGAGAATAGGGTAGAGAATGATAAGACCGTCATGGTTGCCTATAACACGCCAGGCAAGGTCTTTGTCGTGTCGTTCGGCGATACTCCCATCCGAGGAATGCGGTCAATCGGCGACTTGAACTACGTTGTACATCGTGGAACTTTGTATTCCGTCAACAATGCAGCAGTGAAGACGGTATTGGGAGTGCTATTGACTACGTCAGGTCGAGTATCCATGCAGGACAACGGCAATATACTGCAGATAGTCGATGGGCAGTACGGATATACTTACAACATATCCACCAATGTCTTTGCACAGGTGACAGATCCCGACTTCGTTCCTGGATTCACCAATTCATGGCTGCAGGGGTATTTCATTAAAGACCGTAGAGGTTCAACCAATAAAATAGAATGGGGACGGTTCGATATATCCACCGATGGATCAACCTATGATGCGCTTGACTTTGCCAATGCTGAATCTAATCCTGATTACATTGTGGCGGTATTCGTGGATCACGGTGAAGCCATATTCTTTGGACAAGAAACAACGGAATTCTGGACGAACTCCGGAACGCCTGATTTCCCTTTAGCCTATCAAGGATCGGCTACCATTGAATGGGGTCTTGCAGCACGGTGGTCGGTGACTAAATTCCGTGATTCACTGATGTTTCTTGCCAGAAACAAGATGGGGCAGGTGCAGGTCGTGCAATTAAACGCATATACACCGCAGATCGTCTCCGGCGTAGACCTTGGCTACATAATCAATCGTTATGCAGCCGTAGAAGACGCTACAGCGTTCAGCTACATGCTAAACGAGCATCCTATGTATCAAATTAACTTCCCCACCGCAAATGCTTCATGGTTATACGATGGCTCTACAGGCGCATGGAGCCAGGTTAACTCGTCCGGGAACAGGGATAGGGCGGAAATAGGCGGTTTATATCTTAATAATTACCTGGTTACAGACTACCAGAACGGCAATATCTACAAGCTGGACGGTGATGTATACAGTGAGAATGGCATGGAGATACAACGTTCCATTACGACAAGACACGTGGCTGGTGAAGAATATATCGGCATAGGGCGCATTATCCTGGATATTGAACCTGGTGTCGGACTTATATCTGGGCAAGGATCTAATCCACAAGTCATGCTTGAAGTCTCCAAAGACGGTGGACATACATGGGGCCAGCAATTATGGCGCTCATTTGGCAAGATAGGTGAATATAAAGCGCGTGCTTACTGGAATCGCATCGGTTCTTCGAGAGATCATGTATACAGGTTCAGTTTTTCTGACCCTGTCAAGATCGTCATATTGGGGGCTTACATGGATGTGGCTACATAATGGACTTTGAAGTCCCATCTGGCGACATCTCGGAGAACAACTTCCCAACTCGCCCGTTCCTCACTTTCCTTAAGAATCTACGAGATTGCGCCATCAATCCTAGAGTCCAGCGGGGAACGACTGCGCAACGTCCTACTAGGTATATAGAGCCAGGGTTCATGTTCTGGGACATTACGATAAACAGACTAATCATTGTAGACAGTGTTGACCCAATCATATGGAAACGTGCTGATGGAGTGGTGGCATGAATCAACTGGTAGAAAGCCACATCAAGACAATAGAAGACTTCGAGCAGATTATGAAGTCGGAAACGGAAGCTGTTGAACTTGAAGTAAATGAATATTTCTCAAAAGGTGTTTATGCCAGGGAATTGATTATTCCTAAAGGCACGGTATTAACCGGGCATATCCACAAGTACGAGAATCTGAACATCATGTCAAAAGGTGATTTATCAATATCAACCGAAAACGGCGTGATTAGAGTGAAAGCACCTTATACCGTTGTTTCGCCGCCAGGAACGAAACGGCTAGCATATGCGCATGAGGATACCACCTGGACAACGATACATGGCACGGATGAAACGGATGTGGACAAGATAGAAGAGCAGTTCGTAGCGCACTCCTACGATGAATACTTGGCGTTCGCTAAACAGATAGAGGATAAATAATATGGCATGGGCAGCGGTAGTAAGTGCGGGTGTTTCGATAGCTGGTGGTGCTATTGCGAGCAATGCTGCAAAAGGCGCAGCAAAGGATGCAAATGCAGGCATTGATGACGGAATCAGTGAAATCAAGAAGATCGGGGATCGCACGCGGTCTGACACCGCGCCTTATCGTAATCTAGGATCTGCATCTGCCAGTAAGCTAGCTGCACTATTGGGAATAGGGTATCAGCCAGTAGATACCAGCTCCCTGGTCACCGCAGATGCACAGGGAAACTTTGTGCCCAACTCAGAACTGTATGCCACTAATCCACAGTTCAAGGCTGCTTATGATTCAGCAATGGCGGCTCACCAGGCCAGATATGGAACAACGCCAAATATAAATAAAGGAAGCAACCTTGAAGGTACCAATGCGGATTTACTTAAATCGGTAGACTTTACTGACTATAATGCAAAACGCCAAGCTGATTATGAAGGGCAATCCGGATTCGGTTCTTTAATGAAGAAGTTCGATAAAAGTGATCTTGACAGCGACCTGGTGTACCAAAATGGCCTTAAATTCGGGCTAGATACAGGACTAAGCAACATAGACGCTCGTGCAAGGGCGTTAGGTGGATTTGATTCTGGCGCTGCCACTAAGGCTGCGATACGCTATGCGAATGATTATGGTGAGACCAAAACCGCCGGCGCGTATGATAGAAATACATCGGAGAAATCCAACATTTATAATATGCTGATGGGAACAACTGGAGTGGGACAAAACGCCGTGAATACAGATGCATCAACAGGAGCAAATCTAGCCACTGCATTGGCCGGCGCTAATTCGGCTATGGGAAAAAACAATGCGGCCGCAAGGGTAGGTAGCGGGAATGCTATTAGTGGTGCTTTAGGTGGTGTAGGTGAAGCGATTGGAGGGATGTTCTAATGGAAGATTCGGCAAGCATCATTCTGCAGTCTCAAGCGCCCAAAATAACAAGTCCTCTTGATATCCAGGCCAAGAAGTCGAATATCGCAGACGCTATACAGGCACGTCAAATCAATCAGATGAAGATTGACGACTACAACCTGAATAAAACTAAGGATTCAAACATCCGTAGGATCATGGGGGAGTTTGGAGAAGACGAGGCAGGCCCAGTACTGCGTGCGGCCGGCTACTACGATACTGAACAGGCGCTGAATGATAGAAAACAGAAGATGACGAAAGGTGACCTGGAGCAGCAAGAGCAAAAGTACAAGATTGCTAAACAGCACACCGATGCCATATCCTCGGTCATGGGGAATGTTAAAGACAATCCTACGCCAGAAAGTCTACAGTCTGGGCTTGGGATTCTCATTGAGAACCAGATCATCACACCAGAACAAGCACAGCAAAAGCTGCAGGAGGCGCAGAGTGACCCGCAAGGTATCGCAGGATGGGCTACACGAAACTTCCAGCAAGGGCTTGAGGCTGCTAAACAACTAGAATCTTTCTCTACACAAAACCTTGGCGGCACTGAGAGAACTATTGCTACTAGCCCAGTAACTGGCGCTGTAAGAACAGTTAATGAGGTTCAGCGTACACAAAGTCCTGATAATATCGCCACTAACACGCGGATGGTTGAAGAAAATCAGAAGAATCGAGATAACGCCATTCAAGTGGCTGGAATACGTAAATCAGGTGAAGGCACAGAAAAAGCGCCATCTGGATATCGGTTTAACGCTGACGGATCTTTATCCCCTATTCCTGGCGGGCCAAAAGAGGGTGGAAATACCAAACCATTGCCGCCTGCTGCTCTGAAGATGCAGCAAGAAGACCTGGATGCTATCGGCACTGCTTCCGCCATTAATTCAGATTTGTCTGCAGTACAAGCTCAAATTGACTCTGGAAAGTTAGAATTCGGGCCATTGAAGAACCTCGGCAACCTTGTTAAGAATAAAACTGGGATGTCGGATGAGAAAAGCCGTAACTTTGCTTCTTTCAAAACCACTCTTGAGAAGTTACGCAATGACTCCTTACGGCTCAATAAGGGCGTGCAGACCGATGGTGACGCACAACGAGCATGGAATGAACTATTCGACAACATAAGCGACCAGGGAGTAGTTAAGCAACGTCTTGCTGAAATTCAGAGAATAAATGAGCGTGCTGTAAACCTTCGTAAGATGAATGTTGATAGCGTTCGTGCGAACTACGGAAAGGAGCCTTTAGACACGGAAGGTTATGAAAGTCAGCCAAGCGCATTAGGTGGAGGGCAGATATTGCCTAAAAACTCACGCATGGATACTAAGCCAGGGAAGGTTAAAACGGCTGCTGACTTCATTAAGGCGAATGGACTATGAAGTTTTCAGATTTAGCCAATAACGATGATTATCTTGGCCTACCAGAGATAGAGCGCTCAAAGGTTGTCGAGCATCTCGCCAAAGGCGATAATGACTTCAAAGGATTGCCAGAAGCAGAGCAAATCAAGGTATTGAATCATGTCGTAGGGTTAAAAGCTAAAACTGCAACACAAGCGGCTCCAGCACAGACCGCCCAGCCACAAGAAGATGAGCCAGGCATGGTGACGCAACTAGGCAAAGGAGCATTAGCAGGCGCTGCTGATATCGGCAACACGTTAATTAATGCATCTACGTACGTCCCACGCAAGATAGCAGGACTAGCCTCATCCGCAATGGGTAAGGATAATGAGATTGAGGCAGCAAACAATGAACGAGAAGCAAGTCTCGAAGGATTCAACCAAGAGAACAAAAACAGCATTCCTTTCCAAGTAGGAAGATTCGGCACTAACCTAGCTGGGACTGCAGCAGTAGGCCCTGTAGTCGGAGGAACGTTGAAGTTAGCCTCACAAACACCAAAAGCATTGGCCCTTGCTGAATCTATCGCCTCTAGTGGCACAAAGGGGACATTAGTTAACAAAGTGGCTGGTGGTGCAACCGCAGGTGCTGGATCTACATTGCTGATAGACCCCAAGAGCGTGCCAGAAGGCGCAGGGGTTGGTGCAGCTATACCGATTGCAGGTAAAGGGCTAGGAATAGCCGGGAATCGCGTTGCTGAAGCCGTAGGCGAGTTAGGCACACATACCGGAGGCGAAAGTATAAAGACTGCTGCGCGTTCTGGCGCTCAAGGCGGTAAAAATGCAAAATCATTCGTTGATAATATGCGCGGTAATGTGCCTATAGAAGATGTGCTAGCGGACGCTAAAAGCAATCTGCAAGTCATGCAGCAGGCTAAATCAGCCGAATACCGTAATGGGATACAGCAAGTATCCAAGGATAAGACTGTTCTCGACTTCAATGGCATAGATAAAGCTTTGCAGGACGCTTCACAAATAGGCTCCTATAAAGGACAGAATATCAACAAGAAGGCAGGCGATGCGCTTAAAGACATTAAGGAAGCCATTGACGACTGGAAGAAACTAGATCCTAAAGAGTTTCACACGCCGGAAGGATTAGACGCACTCAAGAAGAAGATATCAGGAATACAAGAATCAATCCCATTTGAGGAAAAGACTGCCAGAACGGCCGCCGGAAAAGTTTACAACTCCATCAAGTCTGAGATATCTACTCAAGCGCCTGAGTACGCCAAGGTAATGAAAAATTATTCAGAAGCTGCTGACCAGATACAAGAGATCGAAAAGGCATTATCTCTCGGTAATAAAGCGTCTGCTGATACAGCTATGCGGAAATTACAGTCCCTGACTCGTAATAATGCTAATACGAATTATGGAAATAGGCTAAAGCTGGCTAAGGATTTGGAAGCCCAAGGTGGTAAAGAAATAATGCCTGCGCTATCAGGACAGGCATTGAATAGTGTTGCTCCGCGCGGCCTGGGAAAGGTTGTTGCTGGTGCAACCGGACTGGCATCAGTGACGAATCCTGCTTTACTAGCGGCTTTAGCAGTCCAGTCCCCTAGACTTGCTGGCGAGGCCGCTTACAAGATAGGACAAGGCTCCAGGGGGATATCCAATGCAATAAGGAATACCACTCCGGCTGGGGCAATTGCAGCTGCTATCAACCGCGATTAAGAAAGAACCAATACAGCACTACAACAGCAAGTATAGCGATACATATAAGCTGGATACTCATATAAACCTCTCATTGGAGCCATAGATGGCAAAGTTATCTCCCGTATTCCAGGATACACAGTTTGATTCTAGCGGAAATTTGCTATCTGGTGGCCTAATTTACACCTATGCAGCAGGATCTGTCACTCCGCAGACAACATATACAAGCTCTTCAGGATTGACTGCGCAAGCCAATCCCATCGTATTGAACGCAAGAGCGGAGGTTGCAAGCCCTATCTGGCTGACCGAGGGATTGAGTTACAAGCTAAGGTTGTTTGATAGTAATAACAATTTCATAAGAGAATTCGATAATGTAACCGGCATCGGTGACAACACAGTATCTCTAGATCAGTGGATATCCTCTGGGGTTGCTCCTACTTATATAAACGCCACGTCATTCACAGTCCCTGGCGACCAGACAAGTAATTTCACTGTGGGGCGAAGGGTAAAAGCTACTGTTACGGCCGGCACAGTTTACGGAACTATCGCTAGCGCAGTCTTCACTGCTTTGACCACGGTTACGTTGTCCATGGATGGCGTTTCTGTGCTGGATGCCGGCTTAAGCTCCGTACAACTTGGACTCATCACTCCAGATAATACATCTGCCCCCGTGTTACCTGATAACGTATTCAGAGTATCGGGAAGCGCTGACAAGACCAAGAAAGTAGCTCTTGAGGTTGACGGACTGACTACCGGAACTACCAGAACATTAACGGTACCAGACAAAGATGGGGTAATCGCCACTGTAGCGGATATCACCGCTGCCGTCATTGTGCCTCGTGGTTATCTGTCAGGGCTTACCATGTCCACTGCTGGCGCATCAACTACGATGAGCGTGTCTGCCGGCATAGGGATGGATAGTACGAACCTAGTGGCGCTGACCTTGGCATCCGCCATTTCAAAGACAACGTCCGCATGGGCTGTCGGGTCTGGCAATGGTGGTATCGATACAGGCACAATCGCTGTGTCTACCTGGTATTACTTCTTCTTGATTCGCCGTCCTGACACTGGCGTGGTTGATGTGATATTCAGCCTATCGTCCTCTGCTCCGACATTGCCTACCAATTACACCCAATACCGATACATAGGCGGCGCGCTAACCAACGCATCGTCCCAATGGACTGGCTTTACACAGTTCGGAGATGACTTCTTCTGGTCTACACCTCCAGCTTTGGCGTTTAATGGCGCAGGATCGCCCGCTGCTGCGTTACTTGTTTGCGATGTACCAAGAGGCCGGAAAGTTAAAGCATGGCTTAATGCTTCCCAATTAATTCCAGCAGGTACCGCAGCCGGCTCATATTTCTCCGACCCCAATAATGCCGATGTCGCTCCAGTGGCAACCGTATCTCCTTTGCTTAGTATCGGAGGAACAAACAGCAACGCCGCACAGTTAATACTCAACGCCCAGGTTAATTGCTGGACAAACACATCCGCTCAGATCCGCCATCGCGAACTCACTACAAATACCTTGCAAATCCAGACGTTAGGCTGGACTGACTTGAGGGAAAGGAGCCTGTAATGCCATACGTACAACGGTCAGGAGGGAAGATTGTAGCCACTTATTCAAACCCACAGGAATATGCTACTGAATGGGTGGAAGATGATAGCGATGAACTAAAGCCAACCATAGAGGAGATTGTTAACTTTCTTAAAGCTGAATTGGATGCTCTTGAGCGTAGGGGAACCTCTCTCCGCGCCATCCGTGAAACATTCATCAAGCTTTATGAGTTCCTACGCCCATCTCTCGGATATACACCTGAACAGTTAGCACAGCTTCCAGCCTATAAAGGGTTTAAAGACCTTGATGCCATTGCTGCCGCCAAGCGTGAAGAAATAAGAAACCTGTTATGACATTCGCGCTCATTTTCAATCCTATTTCTTTGTTTCTAATTTATATCCTCTACGCTTACCTATACCCGCACCAGAACGTTAATGTAATAGCAAAGATAGCTTACTGGCTAGTGACCATGATAGGTGCAGTAATCGACATGGTAGTTAATGTCGTGTGGGCTACCGTAGTATTCTGGGACTGGCCGCATGAATGGCTCCTAACCCAGCGAATCGAACGCCTAAAGTCTAAGTCTGGATATCGTGGGAAGCTGGCTAATAAGCTCTGTGATTTGCTTAACTACATATTGCCTGGACATTGTCGATGATTAACTTTTTACTGTTAGTTATAATCGCACTAATGACCCCTATATTCATGTTTGGCTTATTTGTCCTCATCCTAGTATTGAAGGCTGAACCAAAAGGCACTGGAGTAGATACCAGCAATCGCATCATGTACATAACGCTTCTATGGTTTGCGCTTACCCGCAGATCATTGTTTCTTCCAGTGTTGCCGCAACTTGCACACGACCAATACGACAACATAAGGAAATAACGTGAACGAATGGATAGCATTAAAAATCGGCGGTACTCTTGCTGGGAGCGTCGGTGCATATGCTGCCATCATCGCCAAGAAGGACGTATCTAAACCTGAAGCATGGGCCATATTCCTTGTAGGAATCTGCTTTGCTTTCTTTCTGCCTACGCTGATAGCAACAAAAGTAATTTTGGCGTATGGTTTAATTAATAACTTTGAAAACCTATTCGGGATAGTCGGTATATTAGGTTTGCTGTTCGGACTAATAGGTTACAAATTAGTATCGGGAATCTACAAATTAGCGGGTATGTTTGAAAAAAGCCCAATCCCATTTCTGCAAAAACTACTGGGGCTATGGAGCAATAAGCCATGAGTTGGATTGTTTACCTGACATGCTTTTTATTAGTAGCGCATTGCCTTGATGAAGCGGTAAAGATGGAGAAAGAAACCAAGCGTATGAGGGTTTACTCTTATATCTTGTTCTTTGCTTCAATCCTTGGTGTAGCCATGTGGACATATTACTCAGGGACTAGCCTGTCTGTCGTTGGACTACTGGCAGGTATAACTGCGATTATATTCACAGATCGCAGACGCACACGCAAGGAAGAACATGTAGAGGCTGCTTATGACTGAACCTAAATGGATAGAAATAGCCCGTAAGGATATCGGCATTAAAGAGATACCAGGGGCTAAACACAATTCTATCATCATGGGCTGGCTCAAGAAGCTCAAGTCATGGATAGTCACCGACGAAGACCCGTGGTGTGGAACTTTCTGCGCTCACTGCATGCAAGAGGCTGGTTATGCTTATCCTGCTAAATACTACCGTGCCTTGGAGTGGCTGACATGGGGCGAACACTTACAACAACCTATGGTTGGCTGTGTGGCGGTGTTTACTCGTACTGGTGGTGGTCATGTAGGCTTTGTTGTAGGCAAGGACAGCAGCGGCCGTATTCTCGTGCTAGGTGGCAATCAAGGCAATCAAGTATGCATAACGCCATTTGAGACTTCACGAGTGGCAGGCTACCGATTTCCATCCAGATATCCATTTACCATGCATCCGTTGCCAGTGATCGAATCTAATGCACTATCATCGAGCAATGAATCATGATTGCCGTACTATTACCTTTTCTGCGTAAGTTCTGGCCTTATCTCATTGTCGGAATCTGCTTTATAGCCATATGGACGTTTTGCAAGTACCAAACTCACGAATTAAAGGTTAAGGACGCTACTATAGCAACGCTACAGGCCACGATTGCACAAACCAAGCTAGCAGGTGAGGCACAGAACAAAAAGGCTGTAGAATCGCAGGAAAAGGCATCTGTAGCGGTAAACTCCATAGCATCAGAATCTAAAGACGAAATAGCGAGGATTAAAAAGTATTATGAAAACAAGAAGCCTTCTGTTAAGTATGTTCCTGTTAACGGCGTGTGCCAGTCAATCAGTGCCAGTAGCGGCGAACTGTCCAGCGTTTCCAAAGATTCCGAAGGAGTTTCCGAGGCCGGAGACACTCCCAACTCAATCACTGGTGAACGAAGCTTTGAGAGCGACTGCGCCGAAGTGACAATATGGTATACAAAAATGTATCGATCATGGGAAGCAGGTTGCAATGAAGTAGAGTGCAGATGATATGGTTACGGAAACCGCATTATCGCGCAATGCTAATAACATTGTAGTAGCGGTATTGCTTGGGTTCCTGTTCTGGATAGCAGTGACATTAGTAGATTTGCAGAAAGAACAATCTGTTCAGTCGGAAAAGATAAACCAGCTTAACGAGAAAGCAAAAGAGATAGTGCCTAGAAGTGAGAACGAAAGAAGATGGCAATCCCTAGAAGCGGGGCAGGCCCAAAACTCAGAAAGAATTGGGCGCACCGAGCAATACATATTCTCAAGCAAGCATTAAATAGTACACCCCTTGTGATAAAGCCTTTTAGCTTTTACATAAACATCATGCGCTTCTTCTGGCGTATCGAAATATCCCAAAAACTTCACTTTATAGTCAACTCTTAGACTTGCGCTATATGGCCTGACAGGCTTGTTTTTGTAGAAATAAACACCAAGCGGAAGTTTGCTTTCCCTTTTCGTTGTTCTTTGGTTTTGAGCATTGCATAGCCTGTCAACATCGCGTAGATTAATTATTCGATTATCAGATCGATTCCCGTTTATGTGATCAATATGCTCTTTAGGCCATTCTCCATAAACGTAGAGCCAAGCCAACCTGTGAGATAGATATGACTTATCTCCATACAGCGCTATCCTTATAGTTCGATAACCTTTTGGGGATGTATTTCCTGCTACTTTATTTGCGAAATTTGAATGCCAGGTAGACCAAGTTCTTTTGCATATGAAATGCTTAATGTCTCTTGGCAGCCAAGTAAATGTGCCAGTAAGCGGATTGTAATGTAATAATTCTTTGAGTCTATCTTGAGTTAACATTCATTTACTCTCTCCTAGTGTGACTTACTGCCAGCCCATTGATATACTTCACCGATCCATCCCTGCGCTTTCTCCAGCTTCCTGCGCTGTGTCTTTGTCATCGCCGGGTGTGTAATCAAGCTCTCATGAATAAGCTCATTAATGACGTGGCATCTGTCTAGTATCTCGTAGTGGTACAGGCTTACTTTGTTGGCTTTCTTACTCATGTAGCCTCACTTGTGCTTCAGCTAGTTCCAAGCTTATTGGGAACCGTTTCAACTCCACTATGCTGACTGGCCCATCTTGTCCGTACTGAGATGCATAGTGAAGTATCTCCTTCAGAGCATCCCCATAGACGGCTGATATAGCGCTTGCAACTACCATATCGTCTTGAATTAACTGAAATTCATATTCCATCATAACTGCCCTCCCAATCCGTATGCCCGCATCGATAGACCTGCGAGCGAATGAACAATAATAAGGTGTTGCATTTAGCCTTTTCCCTCTACTACTTCTCGTACAGGATGGGTGTATAAGGGGATTATTCTGTCAACTTCCAATTTTCCATTTTCCTGCCAATTTACATAGAATGAGTTTCTGTATTCTTCAGCGCTTTCGAAGTCCGGCTGGAAAACTCGGGCAGAAACATTCTTCATTTGTAATTCCACTAGGTACCCGAAAGGCAGCACAGGCTCATCTCCTGCTTGCCCTGCGGGTAGAGGGGCACGAGCTTCAACCTTGGCGACGGCGGTTTTAATGTCTTCAATAAGATTCCACGGTACTGTATTCTTTCCATGATTGCCATTCCCATCAGGCAGGCACAGTGTTTCCAAATGGCCTAGCGCTCTTAATTCGTCGGCATTAAAGTTCTCTGGCTGTGATGCCGATGCTATGGCTTGGGAAGCTTGCCATACAGCGCCAGCCTCAAAACATTCCCTTCCATAGTGAGAGGTTTTTCCGCCACTCAAGTCATGCACCATAAATGCTTTGCGTGCATTCATTGCAATCTGCTTATCGTCCATCACTTGCCTCCTGTGTTACAAATCAAATAGCACGAACAGCACGAATGCAGGCCATGTTAGAGTGACAATGGCGTTCTGCTTTAATGTCAGTGAACCTCCATTGGCAAACCATTCCATAAGCCAGCACAGTAATATGCCGATGCACAAGTAAAGTAAAATGTAGTCAGTCACTTTCTACTCCTGTAGGGCAAGCGGATAGGGCTGCGTCACATAGTTCCTGCACATCCATCCAGCGCACTCCCCATCCATGACGCGAAGTACTTTCAATGAAATTCGCATACTCTTTTGGCAGCGCCTTCAATTTCTTCATGCTATTCCGCAACTCCTCTACTTGCGCTTGAAGTGATTGGATGGTGGCGGCTTGGTCGTTCATGGTCTTTACGCATGCCTGCATTGTCAGTTCTACCGACAACTGTTCTGCCATATTCATATCTAATATTCCTTCTCAATGTAGGGATAAGACCCTGAAAGATTTATGTTCATTAGTGTGTAGGTCTTGGCTCTACATCGTGCCATTACGTGAGTGCAGCAACACCAGATTGCATTCCATTGGTAGTATCGTATACAGCAGACATTGCCCAGCCTCGATTGCACATACTTAGCCATTGCTCGTATGTAGCCGTCATATCTCCGAATGCACTTGCGTTGTTATCAGCGAGCCATCTTGCAAGCTCCTCTGGCGTTTTAAATGCAGGGCTGATAGGAGTGCCTTCGCTGGTATCTTCGTACATCATCAGCATGGTCTTTTCTTCATCCGTCCACTCTGGCATGTAGTTGTTAATGTCAGGGGCGCTCATTTCATCCAATGCAGCTTGCAACCCATCCTTATTAAGGATTTCCATAAAGCGCGTATAGTCTTCTGCATAGCCACTCATCAAAGGCTCATACCTACCGTTTTCTCGTTTTGGATGCTCCCAGCCTTCTTTAACTTTTCTTACTTCTCGTCCCATAAAACCTCCCGTAATGCCGCCATGTATCGAAAACTTTATCTGCCCGAATATCCCAACTGCTTTAATGCTCTTTCTCTTTTCCCTCGGATGTAAGAAGGGGCTATGCTTGTTCTAGCTCAATCAATAGTTCAATGTAATGCTTGGCCTTCTCTAAATCGCTAATCCCGCCTTTGGATTTCCATCTGGTCAAATATTTAATCGCGCATCCTTCAAAATACCCAATGCCATTAGCATGTATGTATTCCACTGGCTGAATCTTGCAGGTCTTGTAATGATCCCCAGCCACTTGAATATCTAATGCGCTCATCTCATATCTCCCTAATGTTTGCTAAAGACTATCTATTTAATCCCCGAATGCTTCATATAATGTTGAAAGTAACGCTTCGATAATGAATACGATGCCGAATATAAAAAGCAATAAAGTGCCTATAGGCCAAGCAATAGGAACCAACAAAAAGCGAATTATCTTTGGCACCTTTTGCATATAAATTTCAACCGTATAAGCCAATAAAAATTCTGTAAATGGGTACATTTTCACTACTCTCCCTATATGTAATTCCGTATTCCTGAGACCACTACCCGAATGTCCCAAAATGGGGTTAGGTAGTGCTGGTTAATGCAGCGTCAATGGCTTCACGTCCAGACTTAAAAACTGCTGCTTTGGATTCGCCGTTAAGCGGATGGCTTCTTTCGCATTCCCACAATGAGAAGTTGCCATTGCACTCGGTAGCCACAAGGCAGCCTTCACCTATAATCCAATCCAACCTCTCAGCATCTTTACGAAGCAGGCTCAATTCTTCACTTGTGATTAGTACAAGGTCTGTAGGAGGGGATGCGGATAGCATGGATTTGTACCCTCGGCTAAAGTTAGAGCTATCTCCACTTGGATATCCATGGTCATCACATGCTCTTTGCACCATTTCTTTGGTCGGCTCTTTCGGCATTACTACATAGTCATTAGGATCAGACATGGTTATTCCTTAATTAGCTTTTCAATATCTACAGCACACTCGTAAGCGCCCCAACTTCCAATAGCGCCGTTAGGAAACTTGAATTTACATATATCAGCAGCTTCCCGTAGCGCCTGGTTCCTCACAGCCTGCATGGCAAAGTCTAACGTACCTCCCAATGAGGTTAGTTCGCTTATGCAGTCCTGTATTGGTTGCTTTAGTACTTCTATGGTGTCAGGAGAGGAGGGTAGTATCATGATATGCTCCATTGTTCGGCCATTGCCTTAGCTATTCCTGGATAGAACCTTGCCCTCTCTTTGCCGCGATTAGGCCCAGGAGACATATAAAATACACGCTCTCGTTCAGCTTTCGGCAGAAGCATCATTTCATCAAATACATTATCAGTGCCGACCAGATTAGGCAGTCCATGTAAGGCCAGTCCTGTTTTTTTCTGCTCTGTATGACCGAACATATAAGGCTGTATGTATTGAGTTTTTGCTTTGCGCCGCTTCTTCAAATGCGGGAAAAGAACACTCACAGGGTTTTCCATTGCGACCTTCCCACAGTTTTCTATTGCCGCATCCCATACGCTCAATGTCCACTCAATTGCATCAAGCCTTTCCTGATGCTTAGTCTTTCCTCTGCCATAAGTGCCATTTCCACAAACTCCCATTGCTGTGCATGGAATATGAATAATTATCAAATCCCATTTTTTAGACTTTATAGCATCAATAATATCCATTTTTAAATGTCTCGATGGATTGCCTTCTGTGTCAATAATGTCATTTGAATATGCATTATGTCCAGCCGCAAGAAACTCATTAAGCACGGTTGCCGAGTACTCGCAACCTATTAAAACATCCATCGCATAGCTCCTTTAATCTTTTAAGTACTTTATCAATATGAAAAGAGGGAATCCAATGAAAAGAATTAATTGATTCTCAAGCAATGATTGAGAAAAACTATCACCTAAAATGGGATATCATCTTCAAAATCATCAAAACCACTTGAAACCTTTTTTCCTTCATTAGGTTTATGGTCTTGGCTCTGCACTGATACGGATTCACCGCCTGCTGGCTTTGCACCTAACATCTGCATCTGGTCGCAGATAACCTCCGTGGTGTATCGAGTTACGCCATCCTTTTCCCATTTACGAGTTTGTAATCGGCCTTCCAGGTAAACACTAGAGCCTTTCTTCAAATACTCGCCAGCAATCTCAGCTACCTTTCTGTACATGACGATATTGACGAACTCAGCACGCTCCTGTTTTACATTATTCTTGTCTTTCCAACTTTCGTTACAAGCAATTGAGAAGTTAGCTACCGCCTCTCCGTTTGGCATGTACCGCAGCTCCGGATCGCGTGTGAGGTTTCCAATTAGAATTACTTTATTTACGGAAGCCATTATTCAGTCCTTGTCATTGAGTTCATGTGTTCTTGCGATGCACTATCTATTTCGTTGACCGCTTTTAAGCTATCGCCGTGCTTCTTAATGGCGGTTCTGACGTTACTTGCCAGCTTGCCCCACTCATCTGTAACGCGCTCGTTATCAGGATGGCCGTCTTCATCAACCAGCAAGGATTTAACCTGCATCCATTTGGTGTACTCAACTGCACCTTGTTCTGGCGTTAACGCCTGCAACTGTTTACGAGTGTTCTCTGTAGCCTGTGTTGCAGTAGCCTTGACAGAGCTATTTCCGTCATCGTCCTCTGGTGCTATTCCGCACGCCGCCATGAGGCTGTAGCGCCTTGCATACGTCAATGCTGACCCATACCCCTGTGCATCTGGTTTAGCGGCTGGAACGTGCAATATTCCGCCTGTAATGGTCTCGCCTGATTCGTGGATAAAGATTGTCTCTACCTTTACGCCATCGTCACACTCATGCGACTTCTGCATCAGGAACAATCCGTTGTTATTCAGAGCATCAATGACCGCCTCGATACATCCATCCAGCCCAACGTATTTAGAACGGAAGTGTGGGTTCGTTGCTGTCTTGAGTGCTGGCGCAAACTCTTTCTGTGCTTTCACTAATGCTTTCGCTATCTTGTCCATTTACCTTCTCCCATAGTTGTCTTAATTCATTCGTCCAATAAAACCCATCGTCCTCATCCACGATAAAACACCCCATGCAATTCTTTTGCTTTTTTAGTGTATGCTTCATGGGCAAGCTCTGGAGTGTCAAAACTACCTAAATGATATTGAATATAATTTATCGTTACTCTTGCTCTCCATTTTCCAGTAGCCTTATGAAACCCAACACCCTTTAAACCAGAGTTATTATTTGCTCTTAATTTTTTACAGTTCCAGCTATTCTGAGAATGGCTTACTTCTCGTAAGTTGCTTATGCTGTTATCGCCAGTGTCGCCGTTTATATGGTCTGTTACATGAGGAAAATATCCGTACATATAAAGCCATGCAAGCCTGTGCGCAAGATACCTATTGCCATCAATATTTATTGCTATATATCCACGATGAATTGTTGACCCAGCCTTACATCCAGATTTTGCTCGACCATATGACTTTATCCACGAAAAGATTCCGGTAAGCGGATCAAAATGTAATACTTCTTTAATTCTGGCTTGTGTAAGCATTTGAATTATCCTTGTACGATAGTGAGTGAGTAGTTGTAGGCTTTCCGTTGGTACAAGCAACAGAAACTTGCCCGCTCTCCAGCGACCTACAATTAAAACTATATCTAATGCTCGCGGATAATGCAAGCGCTCATTACACGATCCTTGAAGTCGCCAGCAATGGATTGTCGGATGCGATAGAACGCTTGCTCACGACTCTCTGCATTGGGTTTAGCCGCAATCACTCTGCGTATCAGTGCACCGATAGACCTGCTCACAAATGAACAAAGTGAGTCTTTGATTTTAACCACTCTCATCACATACCTCCTTTAATTAATTACCACGCCTAGCCATATACTCCAGGCTCTGACTTATCTTTCTATTTGCTCCCTTATGGAATAGAGCTTTGTAGAGTTTGTTAATAAGATTCATGCTGCCACTCCAATAATATTTTCAGGTTCGCCATCTGGGCCATAAACAACCCATTCCTCTTCATCATCAGCGCCGCTTTGTGGGCCTCCTAAGACGACACCTCTAGTTTCTGATATCGCAATAGCCTCTTCCAATGAGTCAGCCTCTACTGTGGTATATGCACTTACTGTTACTTCTGCTGATAAATTGAACTTCATTGCTTAAACCCCTTTATGTAATAGGATGGAAGAACATAAAACCATTAATGTTCATTCGGTTTGTGCGTCACTCGATGCACTGATACGGTTTGTTATGTCAGCTATGGATTCCACAAAGGCGGCATTTCGAGACTATCCCAGCAATATTGCCAATGCATGCGTGGCATAATGTGTGAATGCGTTAATCCATTAGCAACACACATGTCGCAATACTTTCCGTACTCCTCTGTCATTAAATCTTCCATCACTGCACTCCCGTTATGTATGCCCGTAACGCCAAGACCTTCAACATCATTTCGCCCCAAACGCTTGTAAAAAATAATCACCACCCCACACAAATATCCCACAACCACAGAAAGCTATTACCCACAACCACACATCTGCTTTATCTTCAGTCATGAGGTAACTTTTCTCCTGGTTGTAGTCTCTTAATAGGGGAATATTGAGATAGGATTTCATGAGATAACCTCGGCTGATTTAAGCTTTCCGGTTTCTCCGTCAAAAGTTAAGCCAAGATTTGCTGTGTGCAAATATTCATTAGCAAGCGGGATCATTGCCAAATCAAAGTGTCTCAGGTCAATAACTGCACTAACGCTCTTATAAACATCAGGCTTTGGCTTTACTCGATACTCAACATCTTCACAAAATGATGGCTCAGTAATGTCCGTCCAATTCGGAGTAGAGCATTGAAGATTTCTATATTGAATTTCTGCGCCATCTGCATAAGCGTGAATTACATCTGCGTGTTTATGTTTCATACTCCCTCCAATCGTTTCTCACCTGCACGTACATACTCAGATACCAAGGATTTAGCGAACACAATCACGCTTCTATCCTCACCCATGTCCACAGCTTGTTTAAGCGAGTACATAAGCGCTGTCATAACCTCTGCATCCATGTAGTCATAGATAACAGTCGATCCTTCATCACGTAGCAGGTCATCTAGCCTCTCAGCAGCTAGTAGCTCTTCTGCTTCGTCAAAGATGATGGAAGGCATTTCCCATGAGGGAGTGTTTTGAAATGAAATAGGTTTGTTCATGGGAATCTCTTTGTAATAACAGCGGCAATAAGGATTCCAGACAGTTGTATAAGCACCGTTCCAACTACCGCTGTTGTAAGAGAGGAAACCACCCCAAGCACTGCAAGTCCGGCGCCGCATAGAAAACATGCAAATAGTGCACAAATTGTTCTAATTGCAACTCCCATCTCTATCTCCCTATCTGGTAACTCAAAAATATCAATTAGTAGTAAGAAGGTGGCTGGTGCGTTACTACCAACTCAATAGTCTGGATAACCCTCGCCCTCGGTAACGATCCGCCAGGCTAGCAGTGTCGAACTGCTTCCCCACTATCAACAGAGCCTTCATGCTGCCTGACTACAGGCTTCACCTTCTTGCTACTAACTAACTCTGGTAACTAAAAAAACCATCTTGTTAATTCGGTGGAGCGTATATTCGATACGCGCTACCGGTTTGTTATTGCAGTTGCAAATCAATCTCAGCGCACGATGCAGACGAGTGCATGAGGTCAATTTCAAGCATTCGCTCCACTGTCTTTAGCCACACTTTTTTGCCTTCTACATCCACCGGATACCACGCAAACCATGTTTGCCATTGGTTATACATTTGCGCTGCTCGCACAGTCACGCCTACAAATCTCAATATTGTTTGGCCATACCATAGTGTTGTAAGGCATGTCTAAAACAACATCGCCAGTAGTTGCTATCAGGTGTTCAACTTCGCGCAGTAAAAACCTAACCTCATTGAGCGTTCCAACTTTGGTGGCTTTAAACAGCTTTATTCCGTTGCACATAAGAGAAGCAGTCCAGTGTCCAGATTTGCTCTTTGCTATATGTCTACGTGTCTTCATCTCGTATCTCCTTCGTTATGTATCAGAGCAACGTCAAGACCTATTGCCTCATTTCGCCCCAATATGGTTTCCTATGCTGCTTCTTTATCCAATTTTGGAAACTGGCTTACATTGAATAAAATCATATGCAAGTAACTATCCGGCATAGTCACAAGCCGACCATCTTTGCATTGCTCATTCCACTGAAAACCAAAGCTAAAGCAGGTGGCAAATGAATCAAACTCAGTAAACTTGCAAAGCTGAGGCCATGTAATGTGTGTTGTTACGCCGCATAATTTTCTTATTGCTTTAATTTTTTCTCTACGGGTCATCTCGTATCTCCTTATCCACTCTCGGCGGTTTGAACTGTTTGTGTTGCGACTGGAAACAAGTTTATAACGAGGCATATTACGTTGTCAACAACTATTTGCAACTTTAGTTTAACTATGCAATAATGTTTCCGTGGTCAATACAAAGGGTATCTATGAAAACTCAAGAAGCAGAGATTTACTTCGGTAGTAAACGAAAGCTGGCAGAAGCGTTAAAGCTTTCCGTCCAGGCTATATATAAGTGGGGTGAAAATGTGCCCAGATTGCGTGAATATGAAATCAAAGACTTGATGAAACGGAGGAAGTGATGCAAACACAAAATGAACGCCTGTTAGGTTACTTAGCTGCTGGTATGCCAATCGACCCACTACGAGCATGGACTGAACTCGGTATATATCGTCTCGGCGCTCGCATATTCGATCTGCGCAAGCTTGGCTATGATATTAAATCAAGCCGTACAGCAGTAAAGAATAGGTATGGTGAGTCATGCATAGTGGCGAGTTACTCCATGACACCTGCATGAAAGCAGGCGACAGAGTTATCCACGAGATACACGGGGCAGGAACCATAGAGGCTAATTACTCACAGGGTTTCGCCTATCGTGTGTTATTTGATGTTCAACCAGTAAAAGCACCTAACGCATGGAATAATCCATTGTGTGTAATGGGCGATACGGTGAAGGAGATAGTATGACCTATCAAGAAAAGATTGATTTGCTGGAAGAGTTAAAAAATTTAATGATAAAGCAAAGGGATGAGTTGTTATTAAAACCAATTCAAAAAATAACGCCGCAAATTAATGCGGTTGTTATCAGAATAATGGATGACGGAAGCAGGGTAATACACATTGAATGCAAAGATAATAAGAAAGAAAAAATGCTCATGTCATTGGCTAATGTACTTAATCAGCAATTAGCAGGATTGCAATATGCAGGAATATTTAATAATGAAAACATTTGAAGAATGGTATAAAAATGAATTCCCATCACAATATAATATATGGGCAAAAGGAAATGCTGTAAGTAAAGAAGTTTCATTAGCTATTCAGCATCGATGGGCTTGTTGGAAGGCTTTTGAATCGGCAAAAAAAGAAATGGCGGAATACATACTAAATCCTCGGGTGTGGGATGAGAATATTCATGATGCATGGCATAAATCTATTCCTGATACACAAAAAGCATTTGAAGGATTGCGTAAAATATTTGAAAGTAGTTGACAGATAGAGTAGTTTCATTAAACTAGCATTTATCAAGGTCTGGTAAACCTTAGATAACACTACAGCGGACTTTATGGAAAGCATAGAGCATCGCAAGGATTCTGTAGTATTCATGTGATGACCAAGCCGCTGTTGTTATCTGAAATTACAACTAAAGCTCCGGTCATTCTGATTCGGGGCTTTTTTTACGTCCCATTATCTAAAACTCTACCCGCGAGTGGAGAGCAGCGTTACTCAGCAAGTGCTAGTCAGCACACACCACAAACAGATAGCAATATATTACGAGTGTAAGAATGAGGGACTCGGCTCACAAGATGATATAGATCGAATGAGCGTACCTAGCCTTAAAAGGTGTTACTTGCTCTGCAAGGTTCTGTCGGCTATCACAGACAATGGTAGTGGCTAGGGAGATATTAATATATTGATTGCAGCTATATTTAAATACTGGAATCTTGAGGTAATGGCGTATTAACACCCAAACCCCTCATATAGACTTCTATTGTCCAAAGGAATGTAATGGTAAATGGAATTAATAAACTGGTTTGAGAATAGAGTTAATTACTTAGAAGATTTATTAAAGTTATCCACAGGAAGACATGTAGTAATCGTTACTGAAAAATTGAATGATGCTAAATTTATACTAGAAAGATTAAAAAATGAGAGAAACAACTCAAAACCTTCATGATTACCGTTATGTTAAAACGACTGACCTGGAAATCATTCGAAACACATATCCTGAGGGTGGCGCATGGGCTTGCCTGCCATTGCTTAAAGATTAC